CTTTATCACGTTATTAAGACCGCCAGCGTTTACGAAGCAGCCGAAGCAACGGCAACCGAAATTAAGGTAGCAAAAGGTTCGCAGTTCAAAGCAGGCGACATCGTGATGGCGAAGAAGGGCGGCACAGCCGTAACCGTTTCTTCCATCAACAGAGACGAACTCACCTACGACACTATTACCCTAAGCGCAGCTTTGGGCGCGCTGGAGGAAGGAGCCGTTTTGACGCAGGCAAGCGAAGCAGGAGACGCAGGCGCATACGCGGTAACACCGCAGGCAATGACCGGCGACCACTACGACGTAGAAAGCCTTAACAACCACCTCGTAAGCGCGGTAACTATAGGTCAGTTCAAAGAGAGTGTTATCCCCCCATGCCCCGCAGAGCTTTTGGCGGAGTTGAAGGGCATTATTTTGATTTAAACTAATAAGGCAGAATTATGATTAAGACCCTTATGGTAGGTTTGGTAGAGAAGGACATGCAGGCCGTAATTAACACCTACGACCTTAAACCCTACTATTACCCTACATTATTCCCACTTAGGCAGAATTATACGCTTACGTGGAAGGCGCTGGAAGCGCAGACAGGCCTCAAGATTGCTGCCGATTTGGTAGCGCGCGGCGTTTCGATTGATAAGAAGACCCGCGAAGCCATCAGCCGCATACAGGGCGATATCCCCAAGATTGCAATTAAGCGTACCAAGAGCGACGAGGAGTTAGACGACTACGACGTAATGGTAGCGATGACTTCTACAAACCCCGACCTTCGCGCTTTGGTTGAAGCCTGGGCAGAAGATACGCAGTATTGCTGGACGGGCGTAGCCGCACGTTTGGAGTGGATGGCACTACAACAGATTTCGCTCGGCAAAATTACCCTTACGAAGGACAACAACGTAAGCGTACTTTCCGAGTACGACGTAGATTACCAAATCGCCAGCGAACAGAAAGTAGGTTACCAAACGGGCTCCGCAAGTTGGGACACCACCACCGCAAAGCCTATTTCCAAAGACTTCAAGAATATCGTTAAGGCAGCTAAGAAGAAGGGTATCCATCTTCGCTACGCCTTTATGAACGTCGATACTTTCGCGAAGTTTACGGACACCGAGGAGGTGCAGAAGAAGTGCGCAAGTTTCGCAATTAACGCGCTTAACCTGCAGGACACCCCCGACGTTGATACGGTAAACAAGACGCTCGCAAAAATTCCGTATTTGTACGGTTTGCAGATTGTCGTTATCGACCAGGATATTACCCTGGAGCTCGCCGACGGAACACGCCCCTACAGCGGCAACCCATTTGCCGACGACGTGGTAATGTTCAGCGAGAGCAAGCAACTCGGTTATACGTATTGGAAGACACCGGCAGACACTAAGGTAAAGGGTTCCGCAGCTTTGAAGGCAATGAACGGACATACCCTTATTAAGAAGTTCGCCAACGAGGAGCCGCTGGAGGAGGTAACGATGGGTATTGCAAATGCTTTCCCCGCGTGGCTTTCTTCTTCGCGTACCTACCTTTTGGACACCGCGAACGACAGCTGGACACACTAACAGAAGGCCGGGGGCTTTCGGGCTCCCGGTTTTAACCCACTAAAGCATGACCTACAAAGAATGGTTTACGGCAACTACGCGGCGTTTCGGTATTGAAGCCGCCGACGTAGATTTAATTTTAGCCAACCAAAGCGCGCTAATACCCGACGAAACGGCGGAGGTAAACGCCACCACCGCGAAGCGGGCTTTAGTAGCAGAGTTCGCCAGCGTGATACCGCTGGCCAACGTCAGCGAAGGCGGTTATTCGGTTTCGTGGAATTGGGACGCTATTAAATTGTGGTACGACCTCACCTGCGGCGAATTGGGCATTACAGCGGCCAACAAACCGAAGGTGCGCGATAGGAGTAGATTATGGTAGATATTTCGGCGGTCATAACAAACCAATACCCGCACTACCTTTATAAGCGTGAGAGCGGCGAAGCCGTGCAAAACGACAACGGTAGCTGGGTAGAGGGCGAAGCAAGCGTTTCGTTAGTAGGCGTTTGCCGTGAAGAAACGGCAGGGCGCGGCTCAAAGGTGCAGACGGCGGGCGGGATTTACCGCGAGTTCAGCTCGTTAATCCAGCTGCCAGCAGGCACCACACGCGTAGCCGAAGGAACGGAAGTTTTCGTATTGAACGACGAATTAGAAGACCCCACGCAACTCCTAAGCGGTGATTTTGTAGAACAGGCGCGAATAAGTGGGAGCGTTAGGATAGCCGGCGAAACGCTCAAGTTCGATGAAGGGCGGCTACATTGCAGATTATGGGTATAAAGGCACACTTCACGGGTAATATAAGCGCGACGTTCGATGCTTTCCTGTCCGAAGTAGATAGGCAACTAATAGAAACCTGTTACAGAGTAGGAGAAGAAGCAATTATATACGCGCGCAGCGATCACCCGAATAATTGGAAAGACCATACGCACAATTTGCGCTCCTCGGTTGGTTACGGCGTTTTTGTGGACGGGAAACTGCACACAAAAGGCGGTTTCAAACAGGAGCAGCCCACCGAAATACAGGAGGGCGTACAGCTGGACGGCGCGGCAACAGGCGAAAACCTTTGCCGGCAGATAGGCGAACAAACGACAGGGATAACCCTCGTAGTGGTAGCCGGAATGAGCTACGCCGTTTACGTTGAGAGCAAAGGACGCGACGTTTTGACAACGGCTGAGCTAAACGCCCAAAAAGGCATGGAACGAGAGTTAGCCGACATGGTACGAAACATTAAAGCAGCATTTGAGTAGTGAAGAAAGCAAGTTCGATAGATACCGACGATATCCTCTACAGGCTTATAACGCAGGCCGTGAAGGACGGAGTTATAACGATTACGGGGGGCGTTTACCCGCCCGACGACAGACCCGAAGGCAGCACAGCCGAAGACATCGTTATTAACACCATCACAATAACCCACGAAAAGCCGCAGTCCGGAACGTCGAATATCAATATCTACGTAGCCGACAAGAAACACAAAATAAACAAACGGGAGCAGTATAAAAGCGACCGCGAACGGCTGCGAGAGATAGGCGACGCGCTTACGGAATACTTAGACGCGCAAAACGTTGAAGACCTCGAATTTGAGATAGAAGCGGACACCGTAATAAAGGAAGTAACGGAGATTAACCAGCATTACCGGAACTTACGTATAAGTTGGAATATTCATTAACAAATAAAAAAATTCAGAGACATGGCAAATATCGTAACTTTGGGTTTGTCGAAGATTACATTTGAGGGCGAGCAGCTCGGCCTCACGTACCAAGACACCTGCCAGGTAACGCAGGACGACCCCGAAACAACCGAGTTCTACGCAGAGGAAGAGGACGACCCAATAGAAATTATTGAACGTCCGGGCGCTATTAAGTGCACCTTCTCAGTAATGGATCCGACGGCGACTTTGGCAGCTAAAGCAGGAAGCAGCGAGGAAGGCGTATTAGTTATCACCCCGAAGAAGGGTTTGCAAATTACGTTCAACCGCGCGCGCGTTACCTACAAGCTCGATGGTCAGTACGGACGTGGCGGATTGATGCTGGTAAACGTTACCGCTACCGCCCTTTTGCCCACCGACGGCACCACGAAGAAGATTACCGTAGAACAGGTATCGACCACTTAATAGGTAAAAGATTGTATATTAGGATGCTAATCAGCCCCGGCAAACCGTTACGGCGTTTTGTTTGGGGCTTTTTTACTTAAAAAGACATGGACGAACAGCAGCAGAAACAACAGGAACAGCAGGAAACAACGGCCAAGAAAATTAAGGCGTTGGAGAGTGAAGCCGACGAATTAAGGCTGATGATACAGGAAGGCGTAACGTTCGACGTTGAGGTTAAGCAGCAACGGCGCAAACCGGGCTTTTGGGGTTTCTTCAAGAAGAAGGAGACCATCACCGAAAGGAAGGTTTTTAAGATTAAGGAGCCGACGCTGGCCACCCTCGACCGCCTTAGCGCGCTTTGGCTACAAATGGAGATAGACGAAACGAAGCTACAGGACGAAGACTATTTGCGCGTAGCG